TCTAAATACCCTAATATAAGTATTTGCTGTAGTCACAGCAGATGTCCCTGTTAGAGTGACTGTTTCTGTCTGTTGAGCATAGTTTTCATCAAGGCCTGAAACGACTAAACTACCTGTATCTGATGCACTTGTTGAAATACAATAAATAGTTTGTGCAGATGCTAAACTTGCCCAAGGGTAAAGAGTGTCATCAACATCCCAAATAGTACCTGTTGTACTAACACTCATTGAAGCTACGGCACCAAATTTATGTATAGCTTCTGTATTAGATAACTCACCGCTAGAAACAAGAATATTATAAGGTGTAGGTATTGGTGGATAGACTGTAATTGTCATTATTCAGTAGCCTCCCCACCTGTAACATTTACTGTGCACCCTACAGCATCAGCTTTAACTTGTATTGTATCGGAGACATTCATTATCTGTGCTCCTGTCCATTGAACTGTAGTATAAGCAGGTATTTGAGTATTATAAAAAAGAGCATTAGCTGTCCCTGGTGTTCCTTCATTTGGGACTAAACTTACATAAATTCTTTTTGTAGAACCTGTTGTATTAGTAATAGTAATATCTTTAACATAAGTTCTTGTATTATCGGGTACTGTATAAATAGCAATATAAGCAGTAGTCATTTCTGCTTGCCCTAATAAAGTGGGTACAACTGATTGGTATGCCATTATAAATCCCCCAACCAAGTTAAAGTATTAAGACCATCTAAGTTAGCTTTCATCTGTCCAGTACTACCATCAATAGTATTAAAATAAAGACGCAACTGATTTATTAACTGTAAAGTTTGATCTCTGTCGTATTCAGGTAATGGGTTTGCTAAGTTAGGCGCTTTAGTTGCTTTTATATGTGCCATTAACCCCTCCTTCCGTCAGGTCTGAAGTCTATTCGAGTTGTACCTAGTTGCCATTGAACGCCTACATCACTTGATGCTATTTTAAAGTTCATTTGTCTACCTCTAGCTCTTACATAAACTTGATTAGTATATTGGTCAATGGTTGCAGTAGTTACAACATCACGAGTTAAAGTATTACCTGCTACATCTGTTGTAGAGTTTGCAGCACCTGGAAAGTTTCTAACTCCTACAGTTACTTGAACTTCTGGCGTTAGCGTTGCTCCTGTTGATGATTTAGTATCTGAAGCTGTAAAATTAACATCAGGTATGACTCTTTTAGTTAAAACAAATTGATCTCCATCTTCGATTCCCATATCAGCAGACTGAATAAATGCATCAATTGCTGTTGGTGTTGCTCCTGGACTTGTTACATTATCGTGTCCATCTTCATGTTTATACACATATCCGTTAGCAGAGGCAAGTGGAAACTGAATAGTTCCAGCATTAGCCCATGCAGTTCTATTTAAAGAACCATAATACCAGATTTGATCTTGATAATTAAAGATAACATAGCTATCAATAGATTCAGATGCGGCAGAGCAATAGAACCAAATAACTTCATTAAACTCACTATTAACACCAGCAAAGTTAAGCCATCCATTTGCTTTATTCATATTTTCAAAAACATACTGTTTTAGTGTGCACGGCAGTGTATTTACTCGACCATCATACATGAAGAATTTGTCACTACCCATCCAGAATATAATGTTATTAGCTTCAGCTACTACATTAGGACCTAAAATGTTAATAGAGTCAGATATTTCTTGTAGGGCAAATACTTCTTCAGTGCCTAGAAACTGCACAGTAGATAAAGCTGTGTCTGTCCAAACTAATACCTCTTGTCTTGTTCTGTGTCCTGTAACAATTCCAGAACCTTGTTTAACTCGTAAAAATCCTGCTGAATTAGTAATTTCAGGTTTCCACTCTTCTGGTTGAGGGCCTATATTAGGGTCAACATTTGACCATCGAATAAGTAGTGGGTCGTAATCTCCTAAATAATCAGGCACTTTATATGTACCTACAGTAGTAGCATCAGAGCCTGGATCATAAGGCAAAACATATGTAAACGTAGTTCCTGTCGGCGTGCTTGCAACTTGCACTTCACCTTGATAAGCTGATGGAGCTTGTCCCGCAAGTACTACCCAGTCATTTACACTTAAATTATGTGATGTTGCAGTAGTAACTGTTGCAGTAGTACCAGACCTTGTAATAGAAATAATATTAGCTCCTGCCGTATAATCTGCTTGATATTCTGTACAAGATAAAGCTAGTAAATGGCCACTAGATGCAAAAATAACTTTACCTACTTGTTCAGGAACAGCTCTTGAGTTAGTTAAAGAATTAAGTTTTACGGCTCTATTTGTAATTGTCGGTGTGTAATCCCAATAAAATATATCACCGTCTTTAATATTATAAATAATGTCATTATTAAATTTTTCTTGGAATATAACTCTAGGAGGAAAATCAACAGGGGTTGTAGAGCCCGATCCCCATGTTCCTCGTCCGTATGTGCCTGCCCCCCAGCCATAACCATAAGTAACAGTAGCATAACCTACAGGATATTGAAATACTGCAGTTATTCCTGTGCCACCGCCCGAAGCTACTGTTGATGTTGCCGCAGTTGTAACAGTGATTTCAAACGTATTACTTGTAACATTACTTATTTGATGCTCTGCATTAATTTCACCTGCCGGTACTCCACCTACTGCAGTAGCTCCGCTAATAGTTACATATTCATTATCAGCGCCATCATGTCCTGTAATTGTAATAACTATGGTAGTTGAAGTGTCTGTAGTTGCTACGCAGTTATCTGTATCTGGGGTAGTAAAAGTTGCACGTATGGGAGTAATATCATATAAAGTAGTACCTAATACAACATAATTTTTTTCGTTAGTACCAATACCTATGATTTCATTATCATCTGTCGTACCATATTGAATAATAGAACTCGCTTCACCAGAATAAGCAGTGAAGTTAATAGGAGTCCACCCACCTATTTTTTCAGGGTAGCCTTGTCTAAAACGTATTTTGTCGCAGGAATACCAGCTTCCTTCTGACGAGTAATTAGTTCTGTCCCTGTTTACCCCAGGTTGGAATATAATTTTTTTTAATGGCATATTATTTATTCCGCATTAATAGTGCATGTTCTGCAAATCTTCGTCTAACTAATCCTTTGAGTATACGGCCACCAGCTCGTCGGTATTTTAAAAGAACCTCTCCAGCTCTCTTTTTATCACCGCGCTTAAAAGCCGACCGCACTGTGCTTCGCTGAAATGTTCCCAAACCAAGATTAAAGCTAAAGCTGACAAGAGCATCAAACTCAGATTGACTTGGTTGCACAGGATGTAACAAACGAAGTACTCCATTTTCAAATTTTAATAAGTCTTTTCGTAGTAAATCATTGATTTCATCGTCTCCCATTGAGCGATTCCAACTATCAGGGAGCTCAAAATCACGAGTGATAAGATGACCAACACCGACAGTCCAATACCCTGCAGGGCACCTGTAAGGTTTTTTAACAACGCCTTCAAAGGCTTTGATAAGCGCAATTCCTTCCTCCGATGTTTTCATGAGTCATCCTTATTTCTTTTCCCAAGTTCTGCTTCCAAACCAGAAGCCAATAATAGAGGCCACAATTGCCATCTCTTCTTCACTAAATACAATGTTCATCGCTTCAGCAAAATTTGCTCCAGACTTTATTGCCCATATCATTCCGGTGACATCAACAAATAAGAGAAGAGCAATAAAAATATAGGTGATAATGGGGCGAACACTAGCACGGAGATTAGTAACCCAAGGAGATGCATTGTCCGAGAGTTTTTCATCATGCTTATAAAGCGCTGCTCTTTCTTCCGCGTAAGTCTGCATTTCAACTTGGTCTGTTCTAAGTTCTTCGATTCTTTCTTGCGAGGCATATCCTGCTTTAGCCATTTCCATAGCTCTTTGCATTTCAATTTGTGCCATTTCGCGTTCATGTTTTTGATCGCCTTTTTGTTTGAAAAAATCTAAGACACTAGGCAGTCCTGATGTTGCAAAGCCTAGTATTGCTGATAATATTGATAACATAAAAATACCCCAAAAGTGTTGACTTTACACGGAATATTATACCTTATTTTATCTAAACCATGTAATTATAGAATATCTAATTCCTTTTGTTACTGGCATAACCTCATGTGGATACATAAATGTAGAAGGAAACATAATAACATCACCTTTATTTACTTTATATTTTAATTTTCTGTCAAAAAATGCAAACTCTCCACCTTCATAATTATCATTTAAATGAAAAGAACAACTAATTAATCTAGGGTTAATGATAAAAGAATCTGTGTGTTGTTTATAGTATTGTCCTTCTTTGTAACGTAGTAAATCATACCCAGTATCTTCATCTACTTGAGCCCAAATAAATTTTTTGTTATAAGCTTGTAAACATTCAACAGCAACATTATATAGATCACAATCTAATTGTTGACGATATTCAGAG